ATTTCTCTAAATTAGCTTCTGCTGTTATTGAAATTTCAAATGATATGACCGATGAAGCTAATGAAGTATTAGAATCTTTAGAAAAAGAAGCTACTGAAGGCGAAGAAGAAGAAGAAGAAGTAGAAAAAGAAGCTGGTGAAAAAGGCAAAGGAGTAAAGGCTTTTTTCAAGAGAATGAAAGAAAGTAAAGTTGGTAAAGCTTTTAGAGCTACTGAAGCTAGAGATCATATCAATCCTGATACCGGCACCCCTGGTACTAGCATTGGTCTTAAAGCTAAGTTAAGGAGACTTGCTACTAAAGAAGGCTTAAAATCCATGAAAGATCCCGCAATTGCTTACGGTTCAACTGCTGCTGCTTTAGCCGCTGCTGGTTATGGCGCAAAGAAGCTTCATAAGAAGAAGTAATATCAATTTATATCAAACGGCTCTTTGATAAAAAGAGCCGTTTTAATAAATTGATATTTTATAGGAGCTTTAAATGAGTTTAATTAAATTAGCTATGTCTGAAGCCGCTTCTTTAGACAATATTAAACGCAATCATGTAGATAATAGATCTCACTGGCGTAGAGCTAAAGGTAAATGGATCGGTTGGGTTGGTGGTAATATAGCTGGAAATATTGCTGCTGCTACTATTCATCCAGCTTTAGGTTTACCTGTTTGGGTTGGGTCTGCTGTTGCTGGTATTAAAGCAGACCATAGCCGTAAGGTCCGGGATTTTGCAGATTCTTATTATCGTAAACAATTTAGTAAATAGGAGCTTTAATGAGTTTAGTTAAATTAGCAATAGAAAATGATCCTATTAAGAAACAGCATAAATTAGCTAAAGGCGTATCTGGTACTGCTGGTGCGGTTTTAGGTAGTTTTTATGGTGGTGCTTTAGCTAGTCGTAAATCTAAAAAACTTAGACAAGCTGAACATGCTTTGACTACTGCTCAAGCTGGACATACTAAAATTCAGAATCCTTCTTTTATTAAAAAAATCTTTGGTGCAAAACCAAAACATACTAAAGTTGTAGATAATCAAAGAGTTGGTCAATTATCTAAAGTGGTTTCTAGATTAAAGAAAGTTCATAAAGTTAAAATGGGACTTGGCGCTGCTGTTGGCGCTGCTATACTTGGTACTGGTATGGCAAAGATGCAGGACGTTCAAAATAATTATGAAGTTGCCTTACTTAAACTTAAAGGTAATAAATAATGTCAATAATTAAATTAGCATTTCAACAATATAAACTTGAAAAAGATGCTAATGCTTTAGCTGAAGGTGGAAATTTAATTACTTCTACATTAATGCAAAATGGCAAAAAAGGTGCTGCCCAGTTATTGAATACTGATATAGGCGAAACAGTTAAACAAGGTGTTAGTGGATTGGCTAACTTTTTTAAGAAAAAACCACAAGTAATTACTCAGCCTAAACGTGCCTTGCATCATTTAGGCCAAGCTTATATGGGCACAAAACCCTGATGTATAAATTAATAGAATCATCTAATATTCCTGATAATAATTTCATATCTGTTTCTTTAGAAGAGAGATATGAGAATGATTTCACGAAAACTGCGGCTGTAAGAGATTTACCGGCTGAAGTAGATGAAGCTATTAAGAATATGAAACGAAAGAAAAATCATAGTTATGTTTTAACAACAGCTATGGGTGATGGAGAAACTTGGGGCGCTAATAAAAATGGCGATTACTTTCCCTTTGATTCTTTAATGGGTATTCAGAATACTAAAGTTTGGAAAGAAGAAGCTGGAAAAGATGAACGTCTTGATGAAAAGATGGAACCAAAACATCGTTATAAAACATTTGAAGATGCTCATTTCTTTCATCATCATAAAAATAAAATCGAAAGAGGCGATCCTCATTTCGGTTATGTAGAAAAAGCTATCTGGAATCCCAAAATGAGAACTGTACTTCTCATTATTGGAATAGATAGAGCTAGAGATCCTGAAACAGCAGGAATGATTGATGCAAATGAATTAATTGCTGTTTCTATGGGAGCTAAACTCCCCTGGGATCGTTGTTCAATCTGTCATTCTAAACATAAAATGTTATCACAATATTGCAATCATTTAAAATACCATCTTGGTAAGATCCTGCCTGGTGGCAAAAGAGTCTATGCAGAAAATTTATTTCCACGATTCTTTGATATTAGTAGAGTTGGCAAACCAGCATTTTTAGCTGGAATGCAGTTAGAAAAAGTTGCTTTATTCCAGGGTGGTGAATTATCTTCTGTTGATTTAGCTGCTTATTATGACATTGGACAATTTGATAAAATAGCAGAAACAGAAAAAGTATCTGCTCTTTACAAAGATATTCCAAATCATGTTGAAGGCGCAATTGCTAGGGTATGCAATACTGAAAAAGATCTACCACATGGACTCTTAGAAGATTTAGGAAAATTAGAACCTAAAGAAGCTTGGGGAGCATTAGCTAAAGCTGGTATTATTGCTAAACCAAATGAATTTGCTTATATAGTTCTTTATAATGGTGGACAACATGAATTAGCTGATAAATTTATTCATGCTAAAGGTGTTGTAAATAAACCAAATGTTAAAGGATTAGATGAACAGCTTCATAGTTTAGCTGAAATCCATATTAATCATAAAGCTGAAAAATTAGCAAAAACTATTCCTGATCATGTTTTAGAAGATCGGTCATTAGGCACTCTTAATAATAGAGTTTATAATACTGAAAAAGGTTTAAGAAAAGAAGCTGAAGCTGTAAGAACCATTGGCTTAGGTTCAATTCTTTCTGCTTTATATTTATTATATAGGGCAAATGCTCAGGAAACTTTTGGTGCTTATGGTTTGATGGGTGCTGGAATTTCTGCTATGATTCGTGATGATAAACATGCAGATAAATTTATTGGAAATAATGCAGTTATTACTGAGCAATTAAATAAACAAGCTGCCGTTCCAGTTCCTTTCTGGCAATCTGGTAAAGGTATGTTAGTTAGGGGTGCGGCTGGGTTTACTATTCCTTATATTGCAGCAGCACATTATCAAAATAAAATGGCTAATGGAGAACCAGTTGGAGGTATTGGCAAGACAATTGCCAATAACCCTGGTAAAATAGGTTTAGTTACTGGTGCTGCATTTATGGCTCCCGGTGCTGCTTACAAAGCAGTTAAAAGAATTGGGACTGATGTAAAGCAAGCTATTACTACTAAGTAATTGATTGCTTAGTAAAAGTAACCGGAGATATTTATGACATTGATTAAATTAGCTTTACAGAAAGTCGCAGAAGGTGAAGTGCCAGAAAAAGAAAAAATTAGTGATGCAAAAGAAGAAGGCAAGAAAGAAGGCGAAGAACAAGAGCAGGAACAAGTTCCAGTTAATCCTGATGGATCACCAATAGTTTCTGCTTCACAAACACCTGTTACTGCTGGTCAAGAAAATGTAATGATGGATGATAATAGACCTACTGCATCTATTAAAGTAAATGATATTAAGGCCGCAGTTCAGGAAGCTTTGGTCGCTGGTTCTGGTGAAAAAATTATAGGATTTGTTAAAGCTTTGGCGCAACAAAATCCTGAAGCAATTAATGAAGTAGCTAAGATTATTAAAGTAGAATTACATTCTGCTTTTATGAATAAATTAATTGATGAAGAATCTGCTATTAAAATTTCAGATAGTTTAAATGAATTGTTAGATGGAGGTAAGGAAAATGAGTAGCATCATTGATGATATTCTCAAAGAAGCTAGAGAGGCAGTAGGACTTGAGAAAGAAGCCAATGATCCTAATGGCGCTCCTGATCAAGCTTCAAATGGCGGTAGCGGAACTGGACAAGATATTCTTTCCTCTGCTAATGCTTTACTTCAAGAAATTGAAAAATTTAAGGCTACAATGCAAGCAGGAGCAGCAGGAGCTAACCCTGGCGTTGATCCAAATGCACAAGTAGATCCTAATGCTGATCCTAATGCACAACAACAACCACAAGTAGATCCTAATGCTCAACAAGTAGCTGGCGGAATTACTGTTCAAACTCCAGGTGGAAGTGTTGTTAAAATTGCTTCATTAGTTAAGCTTAGTTCAATGTTTATTACTAAAAGTAAGGAGCTATAAAATGGACCCATTAGCTCAAGCGATGGATTTGCTAGATAATGCTGCCGCAATCATTTCAGAATTAGTTGCACAAGTACAAGCTAAATCTTCTGAAAAAGAGGTAGAAAAGAAAGCTGAGTTCCTAGCGGCAAAAACTGGAGTGTCATTTGAGGATGCTTCTGCTATGATTAAAACAGCAGGTGAGAATGGTTCATCTGTTGAGTCATTGATTAAAGCTGCTAGTTTCATGAGTCGTAATGCAACCTTTGGTAAAGTAGCTGGAACACCTTATACGGAATCTAGAACAGGATCTAATGCAATTGATTCTTACTTAGAAAAAGAAGCTGAATTATTATCGGAATTAGGAATTTAACAACCTTTAACAATTTTTAAGGAGTAGCGATGTTTAACATCCTATCTGGCCTTCAAGAAGGCTCTCACTCAGTTGCTATCGTTAGTCGCGCACCTAATACTGGTGAAACTTTCACCAAGGGTATGATTGCTAAGTCTGTCGGTGGCAAATTAACTAAGGCTAATGAAGCTGACTATAGACTTGCTGAATGGGTATTTGAAGATATCAGCACTCAGTCATCTGGTAAGCATACTGTCGTATTCGGTTCTTTTGAAGCCGAAACTGATCAAATTGATGATTCAACTAATGGCGCTATCGCTGCTAATGACTACTTAGCTGCTGTTGCTGGCAAATTAGCTAAGGCTAATGCTGGTGATATCTCTGCTGGTAATTTCGTAGGCGTTTGCATCAGCACTACTGCTGCTGGCGTTGATTCAGCATTAGGTAGCGTTGTTGGTAAAGTTGTCCGTTTCCGTACTCTATAATTGATGCCACTCAAATTCTAAGGAGATTATACTATGTCTTTACAAATGTCTCAGCTATGGGACGTTTTCAGTGGCAACAATTCCGGTTCTATGGAAAAAGTTGCTGGATTAACTGAAGATTTCCTGCGTGATCGTATTCGTGAAACCTCAGTACTCAATAGGGCTTTACCTCCTGTTGTTCTAACTGAGGCTCAAATCGAACGTAATACTGCTAATGATTGGCCTTTAAAGCGCGTTGAAATTGAACCTAATTCCAAGGCATTTACTATTGGCTTCCGTGGCAAGGGTTCTGCTCAGTTCTTTGAAGGTCGTAAGTATGAAGTTTACTTCACCAAGATTGAAACTGAACACTTTAAGAAAACCCGTGAAGAACTAATGACTATGCGTTATCCTGTTATGGACGTAGTTAATAATAACTTCGTTCTTGATATGCAGGAACAGCTTGATGGCATGTTTGCTACTCGTCTTTATGCTGCTGCTGCTGCTCAGGCTGGCACAAACGTTGTTGCCGCTGGTGCTGGCACCGTAAAAGGCATCTTCAAGGATGCAGTATTAGCTGGTGTTCGTGCAGTCTTAGGTCGCAGACGCAGAGCGGCACGTTTAATTATGACTGAATCAACTTGGCTAAATCTTGCTAAGTTAGAACCCGATAAGATTGGTTATGAACCTGTTAGCCGTATTGCTTTCGGTGGCGTGGCTAATGAGAAGTCATTCTTAGGTTATGAAGTTATTACTTCAATCAACTCTACTACTGCTGGTAGTGTTTGGAATGATGATTATATCTTCTGCATTGCTGAACCCGGTTTCTTAGGTTCTAACTTTATCCTGGGTGATGTGCAACAGGAAATGAAGCGCGAAGGCAATATGTTAGAATGGTGGGCTTGGGCTGATCAGGGAACTGAAATCGGTAACGTTTCTTCAGTTTCAGTGATCACTGGTATTTCTTCGTTAACTTAATAGGAGAAAAAGATGTCGTTTGTCAAAGTTTTATTCGGTAGCATTGTTACTCAGGATTTTACTTTGAGTGAAGGTAAGGTCGGATTCACAGAATCCGACCACCTTTACTCTGAAATGGAAGCTAAAGGAATTGTAAAACTATTTTCTACAAAAGCTGAAGCTGAAGCTTATGTATATAAAAGTTCTATGGAACTCTTTCATGAAAGTTATAAATCTTTGAATCCACCTGAAGGTGAAGTTGTTCCTGCGCCAACTCTTGATTTTGAGAAATGTGCTCCAGTTATAACAGATGGTGTTCCTGCTAATATTATTGAACAGCCTAAAGTAGAAGTTCCTGTTGAAACTCCTACTCAAACTCCTGTTGAAATTATTGAACAACCTAAAGTAGAAACTTCTATTGAAGCTCCTGCTGAAGCTCCTGTTGAAGAAGCCTCTGCTCCTGCGACAGAAAGATCTTCTGTAGCTCCTACAAAAAAGAATTAATAACTTAAAGTGTTCATAAATGAGAAAGCGCATCGAAAGGTGCGCTTTTTTTTTATATTACTTTATGCTAAAATTGAAGTAGGAGATTAGATATGAGTAACCTGACAGTTGATACTTTAATTAGTTCTATTAGAAAATTTCTTAGAGATACGCCTAAATTAAATGAACTTAGAAGAGTTCAAGAAAATACAGATGATGATATTAAATTAGCTATTAATTTAGCTATGTCAGATTGGAATTCTACGCCACCACTAATTTCTCCAGCAAGAATTGATAATTTTCCAGCTATGGATTGGTTAGTTTTAGCTAGTTCAATGTTTCTTTTACAATCTGCCGGTATTCTTAATTATCGTAATGATTTAGCATATAACGATAGTGGAATTACCGTCAACCCCTGGAGTAAAGGACCAGCTTACTTTAGTACTGCTGGTCTATGGGCGCAAATAGTAGAAAATAAAAAACGAGAATTCAAAATTGCTTATAATTATGCTATTACTTTTGGCGTTGTAAGAACAGCTGAATTTATGTATTGGGATTATGCTGGATTATATTCTGGTCCTCAGTATGATAATTCTGGTTATCAGATTGGTGGGACAGCGCCGAACACAGACACTCCAATTAACCCAGCTATGCCCGTAACACCCTCGCGATCTAATCCTTTTGATTTCACAATAGCTACATGGCGACCAGACCCGCCCAACTCGGTATTCACTTTAGATTTCTATCACAATTTAATGTCAGATGTAGATGTTAGGATAGTCGATCCAATTAGCGGAATGGATCTTAGAAATAAAATTGGAATTCAATTTATTAGCAAGACTACGGTAAAATTAACTGTTCCAATGATCCCTGATAGTAGAATCAATGGACAAATTGTAGCGTTTAAATTATAAAAAACTTGACAAATGGCATTTTAACCTCCATACTAAGTGTGGAGGTTTTTTATGCCAACAATATCAGCACAACGAAGTTTTAATTCTTATACAAATACTATTGAAGTTCTTGAATACTTAAAAGAAAATAAAAAATGGTATTATAAACTTAAATGCTTAACTTGTAATAATATTTGGAATTTAAGATCAGATGATTTAAAAAGATTAGTTAATAACCAAAAAGGTGGTTGTAGAATTTGTTCAAATAAAAAAATATCAAAAAGTAATATTAAGCCTCAAATACAAGAAAAATTAGAAAAATTAAATGAATATTTTGAAATATCTAAAACAAATAAATATAATATAAAACATTTTAAATGTAAAAAATGTAATATCGAATTTGATGATCAACCATTTAATTTAATCGGTAAATTAGATAGAAATCAATATCCATGTATTCAATGCAAATATGAATTAATAAATAATAGTATAGAAAATCAAGAAAAACAATTATTAGAAAATGATATATTAGATATTAAAGTATTAAATAGAATAACTACAGCTATTTCCAGGGTGGTTTGTTTAAATTGTAATTATGAGTGGGAAAGTTATTTTGGAAATATAATAAGAGCCAAAAGAAAATGGAATACAAATAGCTGTCCTGAATGCGATAGATTGACTGGAAGAACTACTTCATCACAACAGATAGATTTAGAAAATTTTGTTAAACAATATTATAAAATAGTAGTTGGATATAAACTTTCTAACGGACAAGAGATAGATATATTTATTCCTGAATTAAATTTAGGAATTGAATATAATGGAAGTTATTATCATAGTCCTGATACTGGTATTAGAATTGATGACAAGTATCATTTGAATAAAACTAAGATAGCTAATGAATCTAATATTAAATTAATTCATATATTTAGTCCATATTGGATTCATAAAAAAGAACTTTGTAAGTCTAAATTATTAAATATATTAAAACAAAATAAATTATTTTTAAGGTCTAACCAATACACTGTCAAGTCTATCCCCTGGAAATTTGCTAGTATATATTTAAATAATAATCATATAATGGGAGCGGGAGAAAATCCATTATTTTCTTATGGATTATATGATAAATTAAATTTATTAGTTGGGGTAGCCACATTTACAAATAAGCGTAAAGGAAATTTTCGTGAACGTGATGATGAAATAGTAGAATTTAATAGATTTGCAACATCAATTAGATGTTATGGATCTATGCAAAAAATATTAAATCATGTAAAAAAATATCATCCATATTTGAAACAAATTATTTCTTACGCTGATTTATGTTGGTCTGATATAGAAAATAATATTTACTCTAAAAATGGATTTCAATTAGAAAAAATAACAGATCCTAATTATTGGTGGTGTAAAAATGATATTTTAATTCCTCGCAGAAATGCAATGAAACAAAATCTTTCAAAACTATTAGGAGATAGATTTGATCCAAATAAAACAGAAATAGCAAATATGTTATTAAATGGATATATAAGGATTTGGGATTGCGGTCATGCAAAATATATATTAAATTTATAAATGAAAAAGTCCCCAAAAGGGGACTTAATCATTTATCTTTATTATTAATATTATTATGAAGAAGCGCCAATACCCTTGACAGGAATTAAACGATCAAATGCAAATGAGATACCTTCAACCATGATTAACTGCCCGGCAGATTGATTCATATTATGAGAATTAATCTTAGTGCCTTCTGCATAAACGCCACCAACAGCATTACCAGCAATATCTTGGAAATACATGCAAATACCGAAAGGCATTTTTAATCTTGTATCCCAAGCAGACAACCAAAGCTGGGTATCTTTATTTGCTTGCATAATCTTATCAGGCTTTAACATAATTCTCTTAAAGAGATTCGTGGTAAAGTCCTGCGCTGCTCCACTACCAGTCGCCATACCTTGTAAGGCTAAAGCAGTAGGATCTCCATTATCATCATAGAGATTACCATAAGCATATCTCATAAGTGATGGGCCATTATATACTAGGCGCGACATATTACCACCACCTACAGGCACACCATTTAAGATATGGACTCTAACTGAGCCAATCTCAGGTAAACGCTGTTGAGGAATCTGCTGACTAATAGAAATGTTGGGAGTTAAACCAACTTTCACTACGTCAAAGGCAGCAGTAGC